GTTCATTTAGATACGAACCAGAACGGTTCAGGTTCACTGAAAGGCAAGACATGAGCAACAGCAGTGCAGCACAAGTCATGATCGGTGCGTTGCGTGCGTTGGGCCGTGTCGAGCCGGTTGATGAGGCGCTCGTTGAGACGGTCGTCGCGTTGGCGTTAGCGGTTGACATGGCACCAGATAATGCGTCACTGTGGCGCGAGTATCGCAGTTCCCTGGTGGAGTTGCGCAATGTTGGAGGAACGAATGAGCAAGGCAACGAAATTGAAAAACTCATCGAGGCGCTCAGAGGCGGCCCCGAAGTACGCGACACCCCGCCGCCCAAACCGCGTAACCCTCGGCCCCGAAGTCGGGCGACTGATGGCGCAGTGCGGAACGCCGCCGATGCCGTGGCAACAGATGGTGCTCGACGTAGGGCTGGAGGTAAACCCTGAGACGGGGTTGCCCGCATACCGTGAGGTGATCTGCACGCTGATGCGCCAGAACGGAAAATCGTCGCTGACTGCTGGTGTGATGGCGCATAGGGCGACGTTGTGGCAGCCTCAACCGCAACGCATTGCGTATTCGGCGCAGGATGGCAGTGCGGCCCGAAAGAAATTGATCGAGGATGTGGCGGCGGGTTGGCAGCGGTCGCCGGTGGTCGGCAGGTTGATCGACAAGGTGTTGCGCGGTGTCGGCTATGAGGGCGTGATCTTTGCGACTGGTTCCCGTATCGATGTGATCGGTTCGTCGGAGTCCGCTGGTCATGGTCGGACTTTGGATCTGGCGATCATTGATGAGAGTTTCGCTGATTCCGATTTCAGGCGTGAGTCGGCAATTTCTCCTGCGATGGCGACGCGTCGTGATGCGCAGGTTTGGAATGTTTCTACGGCGGGCACTGATGCGTCGGTGTTTCTGCGTCGCAAGATTGATGCGGGGCGTAGTGCGGTGATGGCTGACACGGGTGGTGGTGTCGCATTTTTTGAGTGGGCCGTCGGGCCTGATGATGATATTTCTGATCCTGAGGTTTGGTGGGCCAACATGCCCGCCCTCGGTTTCACCATCGGTGAGGACACGGTGCGTCATGCTAAGGCGTCGATGTCTGATGGTGAGTTCCGGCGTGGGTTTTGTAACCAGTGGACTGTGGCGAGCGAGAGGGTTATTCCTGCGGGGGTTTGGGATGTGGCGAACCGTGTTGATGTGGCACCGTCTGGTTCAATGTTTTTCGGTTTGGATGTGAACCCTGAACGGTCGGCGGCGTGTTTGGCGGTTTGTGGTGATGGGGCGCCGACGACTGCTGAGGTGATTGAGCACCGCCCTAGTGTGGGGTGGGTTGTTGATCGGGTTGCTGATGTGTTGTCGAGGTGGCCTGGTTGTTCGGTTGTTGTTGATGCTCGTGGGCCTGCTGGTTCTCTGGTTCCTGATTTGAGGCGTGCTGGTGTTCGTGTTGTTGAGTTGCCGCCGACTGAGGTGCAGCATGCGTGCGCATCGTTTTTTGATGATCTCGCTGATGGTCGTTTGAGTATTCGCCGCCATGCGGGGTTGGATGTGGCAACATTGGCAGCGACTAGGCAAACTGTCGGCGATTCGTGGCGTTGGGCGCGTCGTGATGGTTCCGACATCACACCTCTAATGGCAGTAACGTTGGCCACATGGTCGGCAACTCGCCGTCAGAATGTGGCACCGTTGCCTCGTATTGTTGACCCGTGGAGTACAGAATATGCGTGAGATGTTGACAACTGCGATGGAGATTTGTGGTGGCGTTTTGATTTGTGTGGGTATTGGTTTGGTGTTTATTCCTGCTGGCATCGTTGTTGCTGGTGTTGGTCTGATTTTGACAGGATGGCTGGTTTCTAGATGAGCATTATTTCGAGGCGTGAACGACGCGAGTTTCTCCCATTGCAGAACAGCGGTTTCGGTACCGTAACGAATTGGTCTGGTGAACCTGTCAATGAGTCAACTGCGTTGCAGGTCTCGGCGGTGATGGCGTGTGTTGGTTTGATTGCTGACAGTGTTGCGTCACTACCGTTGCGTTCGACTCGTCGGGTCGGTGATCGGAATGTGCCGATGGATGTTCCGGCGTTGTTTCTTGATCCGTCGTCAACTGTGACGGCATACGAGTTGATTCATCAGACGATCACTAGTTTGGCGTTGCATGGGAATTCGTACATTTATGTGGACCGCAGTGCGAACGGCACGCCGATTGCGTTGACACCGTTATCACCGACGAATGTGAATGTTGTGTCGTTGAACATGCAGACCCGCAACTACACCGTCGCAGGTGAGCCTGTTCCGGCTGAGAACATGTTGCATATTCGCTGGTGGGCACCACCTCAGGCCGTTATCGGTTTGTCTCCTATTGAGGAACAGAAAACGACAATCGGTTTGGCGTTGGCAATGGAACGCCATATGGCACAGTTCTATGCTGACGGCGGTACGCCTTCGAGTGTTATTGAAACCGATAACGAGATGACAGCGCAGCAGGCGAAGGTTCTGCGTGAAACGTGGTTTGACCAGCACAACCGTCGGCGCCGCCCTGCGGTGTTGACTGGTGGCATGAAGTGGCGACCAGTCACGGCGAGTGCTGCTGACATGGAGTTGAATGCGTCGCGTGAGCAGCAGGTTTTGCAGATCGCACGCATTTTCCGTGTGCCATCATACTTGATTGGCGCTAAGGGCGACTCGCAAACATACGCCAATGCTGAGATGGCTGGTCAGCATTTTGTGACTTATACGTTGATGCCGTGGTTGCGTCGTCTTGAGGATGCGTTTTCTAGTTTGTTAGCGCCACCAGATTTTGTGCGTTTTGATGTTGATGCGTTCCTGCGTGCTGACACTCTCAGCCGTTTGAAGGCGTACCAGTTGGCCGTTGCGACTGGTATTCGTACACCGAACGAATGTCGTGCCAGTGAGGACCTCGAACCGTATGAAGGCGGCGACGAATTCGTGATGGCGTTGCCTGGTGCACCGATGGCTGGTCCTGGTGATAACCCGCCCCCGATGGGCATTGACACAGAGCCGCCGTTGTAATGCCGTGGCATATTGAGAACAACAATGCTGACTGCGATGGATACGCCGTGGTCAAGGATGGTGGTGATGTTGTTGGATGCCACAAAACGAGGTCGGCGGCCATGCGCCAGTTGGCAGCGTTGAATATCGCTGAATCTGAATATGACGATCAGAATCGTGAGGTGCGTGCCGATTCGTTCACGCCGACATCGGCGATGCGCAGTGAGGCGCAGCAAGGTTTGGAATGGCGTCAGGAGTTTGGGCGTGGTGGCACGGCGGTCGGTGTTGCCCGTGCCAGAGACATCATCAATGGCGATCTGTCATTCGACACGATCAAACGGATGTCATCGTATTTTGCGCGTCATCTGGTTGATAAGGATGCCGAAGGTTTCCGTGCCGGCGAGGAAGGTTTCCCATCTGCGGGCCGTATCGCATGGGCGTTGTGGGGCGGCGACGCAGGGCGCGCATGGTCGTTGGCAATTATTTCTGAAAGCAAAACATCCGAAAAGGAAACAAACAATATGGACCTCAACGAATTAGAAACCCGTGATGGTGAACTAGCCGATCTCGGTTTCACACCACGGCAAATGATGCAGTACGAGAACGACGAAAAAGTGGTGGACCTGTTCGGCTCGTACACACAGGATTCGAGTGCTGACGGTGCGCACTATATGGCTGAGTCGCCGTTCGCTGCTGAAGGTTTGGTGTGCAGTTCGTGCGTTTTCTATGACGGCGCACACGCCTGCGAAATCGTTGAGGGTGACATTGCACCGGAAGGTATCTGCAAAAAGTGGATTATTCCCGACCGACTCATCGTTGGTGATACCGTGGAAACTGAAATGGAATCCGACGAACCCTCCGAACTTGCCGTCAGGTATGGCGCGCTAGAAATTCAGCATCGTAAGGTGCAAGGTCGTGACGTTGAATTCCGTACTGTTTCGTTCGGGAATATTGAGGTGCGGTCCGATGTGGAAGGGCAGCCGATGCGGTTCCGTGGATATGCGGCCGTGTTCAACTCCCCGTCAGAACCGTTGCCGTTCACCGAAACGATCCGCCCTGGCGCATTCAAACGGTCATTGAACGCAGGTCGTGAAGTTCGCATGTTTGTCAATCACAACACTGATCTCGTTCTCGGTTCAACCCGATCCGGAACCATCACTGTCACCGAGGACAGTCGCGGCTTACTCGTCGAGGGTGAACTACCAGACACCACCTATGCCCGTGATCTGTCAGCGTTGATGCAACGCGGTGACGTGCACGGCATGTCGTTCGGTTTCAGTGTTCCCCGTGGAGGTGACATCTGGTCAGAGAATGGTGCACAACGCGCGCTCACTGAAGTTATTCTGCATGAGGTTTCTGTTGTGACTGGTTTCCCCGCATACCCTGAAACAACTGGTGCAACTGTTCGCAACACAGAAACCGAAACACATATCGAAGAAACACCTGCGAGCACTGTGCCCGTTGCGGTGGCTCGT